CCTTAACATTCATAACTTTATAGCTATCAAACAATTTGTTGCTGATCATCAAATTGACCATTCTTATGCATTTTTGCACCATCCTGAACCAATAAATGTCAAGTACAAAAATGATTTAACCATCCCGTATAAAAATATTTTTCCAGAAATAGTAGCAGTAGATAAAAATAATCAAGTTGAATTAGACCAGTTCATAAAAGAACAAATGGAGATTCGTGGAATATGAAATGTTATGTAGAATTGCTTTGTGATAATGTTTCTGTTATTTCGAATCAAATTTATCAATTTCTTAAAGATAAAACAAACATACTGGATACAACAATATACGGTTGGCACTTTATTAATTGTAATGATTTACTTGACAGCGTTCCTGAATTGTTTGAATATTTCAAAAAGAACAAATTAGTTCCAAGACATGCAGGAGTAACTATTATTACTGATAACACTCATCTTGGAAGACACATCAACGAAAAACCAGTGGTAGCGAAAATTAATTTTCCTGTAAGTAATACCGTTGGGTGGGCAAATCGTTGGTACATCAATGACGAAATAGTTGCAGAATTGTTGGATATGATGCAACCAATTGTGTTTAATTCTCAAATTGAACATAGTGTAGAAAAAACTACAGCAACTGAAGTACCGCGTATAGTAGCAAGTTTTACATTTCACAATGAACCTCGAACATGGCTAGAATAGCAATTACCGGGCACAGTGCTGGTATAGGAAAAGCACTTGCAACAGTATATGAATCACAAGGACATGAAATTATAGGTCTTAGTCGTCGTAATGGCTACAATATTAGAAGTATACCCAAGTTGGTAGAAAAAATACGCAACTGCGACATCTTTATCAATAATGCACAAACAGGATTCGCACAAACAGAATTATTATTTGCTGTTTATAAAGAATGGCAAGATATAGAAAATAAAAAGATCATTAACATCAGTACCATGATGACATTAGAGCCAGTGAGCAGTTTACCTGGTATAGAAATGATTGAATATCATAATCAAAAATTGGCTTTAGAAGAAGCACATAGGCAATTGTTGCACCTTCATAGTTGGCCTAAACTTTGTTTAGTAAAGCCTGGCGCGATTGCAACACAGCCAGGACAAACAAGCCCAAGGCCATTTGCAGAAGTTAACGCCTGGGCCAAAAGATTAGTTAGTATATTAGATTGTGGCCCAGAACTAGACGTGGGCGAAATTGCGTTGGGTGTAAATTATCCATGAACAGCAAAGAATACTTAACTAACCGTAATTTCTGCCCTGTGCCGTGGACTGGGTTGATGTACAATTTTGATGGTAATGTTAAGAATTGTATTCGAAGTTCTACACCAATTGGTAACATTCACAATAGTCCTATTGAACAAATTGTTAATAATGTAAAGAATATTCATACACGATTTAACATGCTCGTCAATGAACCTGGTCCACGGTGTTTGCCCTGTTACGATTTAGAAAAAGAAAAGAATAGTTTTGATATCATTAGCGATCGAGTGTTTTATCTGCGAGAGCTCAAGTCTGTTCCTCTTAACACATATGATCAACCAACTACATTTGATTTATATACTGTTGATCTACGATGGAGTAATCTTTGTAATTTTTCCTGTGTGTATTGTAGCCCTGAGTTTAGTAGTCAATGGGCCAGTGAACTAGGCATTAAGATTGATACTCCGGCTGATATAAAGAAAAAAGAATTTAAAGATTATATTTTTAATCATGCTGCACAATTGAAACATGTGTATCTAGCTGGCGGCGAACCACTGTTAATGAAAGAAAATTTAGAGTTTCTAGAAGTGCTTAAAGAAAAAAACCCCGAGGTCAATTTACGCATAAACACAAATCTAAGCAAACTTGACACACGTATATTTGATTTAATATGCACATTTAAAAACGTGCATTGGACTATAAGTGTTGAGTCTACAGAGCAGGAATATGAATATATTCGTTACGGTGGAAAATGGTCAGACTTTGTAGACAATTTAAACATAATACATGAATTAAATCATAAAGTTTCTTTTAATATGTTACATTTTATGTTGAATTATCAATCAATTTTTTATTGTGTAGATTATTTACAAGCATTAGGATTCCATAACAACAGTTTTGTTATTGGTGCGCTACTACAACCCGATTACCTAAACATTAGACACTTGCCAGACAATGTGCTAAACTTAGTTAAAGAACAACTAATAAAAAGAATAGACAAGCGGCCAGGATTTTTATTAGAAAACGGATATCGTAATGTATTAGATTACATCAATCAACCAATTGAAAAAAACTTAGCCAAGTCGTTTGATCAAATAAAAATCTTAGATCAACGGCGAAAATTAGATAGCACTAAAATTTTTAAAGATTTATACAAATACAAATGATTGGTAGATTATATATATCTAATAGAACTTATTCCTGGAATTCGGCGTTTTTATCTCCTCTTGATCGGCATAACATTGATAAAGTTATTGGCAGCTCGGCGATAATAAATTGTTGGACTTCAGTTGAAGATCTGTATTGCGAAAATATTGAACAAGCCTGCAAGAATGCCGGTCAAATAATTTTAATTGACATTGATAAAAAAGATACTATTGACAATAGTAACTGTTTTTCGTACGGAAGATTGTTCAATGCATTAACAAGATATAAAGAAAAAGTTAAACATTTTGATAAAGTTAATCTAGCAAATTTTGATTATCTATCTAATCATAGGCCTAATGCTACTAAAGTAATCTGGACTGTTGGGTGTTCGGTTACATATGGTGTTGGAGTAGATCATAATGCCAGATGGGGTTCGTTACTGGCCACTAGATTAAACATTCCTGAAGTGACTTTATCAAAAGGTGGTAGTTCAATATTTTGGGCAGCGGACCAAATATTACGATCAGACATAGAACCCGGTGACATTGTAGTATGGGGACTAACCAGTCTCCCAAGACTCGAGGTTTCGGACAATTGGAATTTTCTTCCGCTTACTATAACAAATTACTTACAATCTCCAAAAGAAAAACAGTATTGGAATTTGGATTACTTTGACAGTGAAACTCAGGTATTATACACAGTCAGACATATCTTGCAAGTAACCAATTTTTGTAGAAAAATTGGAGCTAAATTATATTTGGCTAATTTACTCGATGTCTCTTGGATAGGATATCTTTTTAAAGATTTTAAAAATTTTATTGATTTGACATTAAATTTACAAATAGATAAAAATAGTATAAAATTTATTGATCTAGGGACAGACAATGATCATCCTGGACCTAAACAGCATCAACTTTACGCAGAACAAATGTATAATTTTATTAAGGAAACTAATCATGGCAAAACCATTTGATGTATCAAAATTTCGTAAAAGTATTACAAAAAGTATTGACGGTATCAGCGTGGGATTCAATGACCCCACAGACTGGATTAGCACAAACAACTACGCTCTTAACTACCTTATATCTGGGGACTTTAATAAGGGTATACCAATGGGCAAGGTTACAGTATTTGCTGGTGAATCTGGTGCGGGTAAATCCTTTATCTGCTCGGGAAATCTTGTCAAGAACGCACAAGAACAAGGTATTTACGTTATTCTTATTGATACTGAAAACGCACTCGACGAAGCCTGGCTACACGCACTCGGAGTGGATACAAGTGAGGACAAGCTACTTAAACTTAATATGGCCATGATTGATGATGTGGCAAAGGTTATTCATGACTTTGTTAAAGAGTATAAGGCACTACCCGAAGATCAAAGACCAAAAGTATTGTTTGTGATTGATAGCTTGGGCATGTTGTTAACACCAACCGATGTCAATCAATTTGAAGCCGGGGATTTGAAAGGCGACATGGGTCGTAAACCCAAGGCACTGACCGCACTGGTTCGTAACTGTGTTAATATGTTTGGTAGTTTAAACATCGGCCTAGTGGCAACCAATCATACTTACGCAAGCCAAGACATGTTCGATCCGGATGACAAGATTTCGGGCGGTCAAGGCTTTATCTATGCAAGCTCAATTGTAGTCGCTATGCGTAAACTCAAACTCAAAGAGGATGAAGACGGCAACAAGATTTCAGAAGTAAAAGGTATTAGAGCAGCTTGCAAGATCATGAAAACTCGTTATGCCAAACCATTTGAAAGTGTACAAGTCAAGATCCCTTATGAGTCTGGAATGAATCCATATTCAGGACTGGTAGACATGTTCGAAGGCAAAGGTTTGTTATCTAAAGAAGGCAACAGTCTTAAATACACGCTAGCAGATGGTACAGTGATCAAACAGTTCCGTAAGGCCTGGGAGCGTAACGAAGATAGATCATTGGACAAGGTAATTGCAGATTTTTCTGCCAATCCACACAAAGATACTGCTATTCAACCAGAAGAGGAAACAGCGGAATGAGCATTGATGTTGAAGTGCTGATAGAAACTTATATAACACTGAAAGAATATGTTCCAGCCAAAGAAAGACAAGCAGCAGCAGACAATTTGGTCAGTATGCTTGTTGACAATTTAAGTGATCGAGAACTAAGGGAATTTGGTAGCGTAGACAGCTTTACCAAACGAGCACTGGAAGAATACTTGGACGACGACGACGAAGACGACGAACTTGATTACGAAGACTAATGTGGTATAATCGTGTTGTTGCAGATCTTGGGGCAATTCCGGCCTTCATTGATTATTATGAAGGTGAACTCGCACTGGCAAAAACAGAAACACCGATACGAGGTAATGTTGAAAAGTCCGCTGCGAATCTACCGGGTATTACAGAGCACAGGTTTAACCAGCTTCAGGAGATCGAGGCTGTACTTAACTATCTTAATATACAACTTCGCAAGATTAGACGCCGGCATTTTCAAAAATACTTGGAATCTTATGCCCGAGCTCTTACAAGTCGCGACGCAGAAAAATATACAGATGGTGAGGACGAAGTCATTGACTTTGAAACTATCATTAACGAAGTTGCTCTTCTTAGAAACAAATGGCTTGGAGTTATGAAAGGCCTTGAGAGCAAGAATTTTATGCTAGGACATGTGGTTAGATTACGTACCG